AACCTTAGAGTCTGGAGAATCTGCTGGGAGCGGAATATAGAGTGAGCGATGATTCTTGCCTTTAAGACCAACCTGGAAAAACTCCAGCAATTTGCGTTCTGACTCTGGGGAAAGCTTTGCACCCTTTACGGTAATAATATACCGTGGCACAGCCTTGTTTTCAAAATAGTCTAGGTTATATTTTCCAGCAAATTCATTTCCAGCCATAGCATTTGATGCTGCTACGATATCTGGGATACCATAATAGTTATTGCGTGGGGTATATTTCTTAAAATGTATAATTTCATTTGGTCTATCGCTGCCGTCCGCAATTGGGTTTGGAGTTTCTTGATCTCCGAAATTACGGAAGAATACAGCCTTGCCATATAGCAATTGAATAAAGCCATCACGAAGACGGCGGACACGCATTGTCTTTGATGGAATATGTCCAATATATCCAATCTTGCCAGAAGTAGTTCTGCCAATTTCTAGATAGCCATTTCCTGTTGACTCTACATCTGTGTAAAACTTAATAAGTGTTTCTTTAAATGTTTCTTCCTCATTGCAATCTTCTAGCCACTCATGCAAATCTTGTCTAATTCTATTTAATTTTCTACGAGCTCTTTCTAGTTGCTTTTCATCATCAATTGAATCTAATAAATCTGTAGTCTTTCTACTTTCAATAAAATCAAATCCTAGTCCTACAATGTTAGAAACCTTAGCATTAATTGCTGCGTAATTGTATGGAGAAATTTCATATATTGTAGATAAATAATCTAAATTATATTCAGGCATAACTAAATCGAATAACGCATAGCCGCTTACTGCCTGCTGTATTAATAATTGTTGTGTTGCCGTTCCATCTGTACCAACAAATCTTTTTTGAATGTCTCTGCTTGCTTTTCTTCTTAAAGCTGGGCTAAGTCCAGAAAGCTTTAATATCTCTTCACCCTCTATGGAAAATGGGTCATCATTCTTTTGAGTTATACTAGAATTAAATCTAACCCAGTCTGCAGCATTAGATATCTCTACATCATTTGATGGAGTGTCTTCTTCGTACTTAATCATTTTGTGCCCTTCCTTAATTTAGCCATCTCATCTTTATGAACACCTATATCTAATGGATCTGGTGTAAGCCCCCACCTCAATCTTTGTTTTTGATACTCAAACTCTTCATCATCGATTTGTCTGCTTCCTTCAAGGAACTTAGGGTTTCCCTCAGAAATTCCATATCCTCTTACTGCCTTGGCTAATAAATTTATTCTATCTCTGTTGTCTTTCATTGAGGCTATCGAAAGAAAGTTGCCTTCATCGTCACCGATCCATCGACCATCAGGCATTTCCCAGACGTATACTCCAAGTCTGGTTTCATTTTCTTTAAATTTAGCATTTGTCTTTTTGATATCCATAGGTAATTATTTTACCACTTTCAATGCCTCAAGTCCAGCTTTTTGTCAACTTGAATGACAAAACTATGCGTTATCTAAAATCACCCAGTCAAAATCATAGGTTTTTGGTCCAAGATCTGTCAGAGTAAAGGCAGAATCATCTGCTATCAGAACCTCGTCCCCTACATAAAAACTGTAATTAGTTAAGTGGTCAACATTTGGGTCCTCATAAATTGCTATTATATTATAAAGATTATTTGGCAATGACCCAGATCTTACACCATTAACTGACTTTGTATTAAACCAAATTTGTCCAGTTATGGCTGAGGGTGTTTTTATCATAATATAATTTGGCTCTCCTATATTTATATACTGCGATATATTTGTAGCAGAGGATACATCTTGTCCATTTATATATAGCCCTGATATGTTTGATTTGGATAATACTCCTCCTGCCGCCCAGGATAGGCTATATTCTTGTCCGCTAGTTTCATTATAAAATAGATATCCAGACGATAAAGATTCTGGAACAACAAATAGCTCTAAGGACCTTATATCGTCTACAGTCTCCAAGTAGAAGCCAGCGCCTAAAGGCCTTATACCATTGTCATAGTTTCTAGATATTATTTGATATTCTCTATTTGAAAAATCTACATCCCAATTTGATCCAGAAGATGGTTGAGATACTGAAATAAATGATCTTCCGCTGTGAGAGAATAATTTTTTGTCTTCATAAAGATATGCGCCCATGTAGTATATTTCTGGAACATGTGTAGTTATATCATCTGTGCTAAAAACTACTTTAAAGTATATTTGTTTTTCATTTAAGAATGTTTCACCTAATTCTATACCTGGTATTACGGAGCCATTACTGCATTCCTCCCATATAGTATTTTCTCCATCATAGTCTAGTGAAGAATATACAGAAATTCCCTCTGTGCCAAACCATTCTATTTTTGAAGAAACGTAGTCTTTGTATGGGATTGGAGCAATTGACGTTGTAAAGTATGAACCTGGATTTGCTTTTAGGTATAGGCTATTTTTTTCTCTTCTAAATCCAATGTTATCATTTTCAAAAAGAGTGAAAGGAATATACGCTGGCCACGAAAATTGATCTGGTTGATCTTGATGCTGAAGAGTGGATTTAAACAATTGTCCAAAATTACTTTTAACTATTTGAACATTTGTGTTTGTTGGAATATGTTGATAGTGAGATTGTATGCTATTAATATTAAGAGCATATCGGTATATTGCTGGAGCGTCTATCAAAAAATACTCTGACGCATTTGCTGGACCACTTTCTATTACAAGTGATGGATTTGTAAACGTTACCTCTCCTATATACTTAGAGGCAACCAATTCTGAATCAACATACAATTTAAGAGAATTTATTTCGTATACTGCAACAATATGGAATGCTTTATTTTTATATGGAACCCCGTAGTCTAATCTTTCATTTTCTAGCTTGAATACAATATTACCCTTATCCCAATATATTCCTATTCCGTTTTGATCTGCAAATATTGGAGTTAATGTTGTAATGTTTTTAGGATGAAACCAAACCTCTAATGAGAAATCATTATCTTCTGTCTTTTCAATTCCAAATCCGCCAGTTCCAGTTTGACCAGAAAAATCTTTTGTTATTGGAAATGACACCGTACTTGTGCTTGTTATTTTATTTGAATGAGCACCATTAGGAACCAACGGAATGTCAACAAGGTTAATTACTCCAGAATAGGTTCCGCTATTACCACACCCAGAAGAGTCATAGGCGGTAGTGCCAGATAGCTCATCTAGCTTCCAAAACCCTACTGGGGAATCTTTTAATACTGCACTATAGTAAGACATGATTTTATTATATCAGAGTGATTACTTCTTGCGAATTATTTTTTTCATATAATAAAAAAACCTTAAAAATGCTTTTTCTACCGATTCTTCTGTTTTACTGTGCTCTTGCTGATACCCAGTACTTTTAAAATAAGGGTTAAATATTTGATCCGTAAAATACCTTCTAGGCATTCTTTTATATGGAGTCATATATACATTATACCAATCTTATGACTTTAAAACCACGTCAACTTCTAGCTCTGCCAAAAATCTTTCTGGGTTAAATCTCCAATTATCTTTGGCAAAAGATGATGCTATTTTTAAGCATGTTTGCTCATATAACTCTTTATCTAAATGAGGCTTAATTAATTTTAATGCATCAGATATATCATAATAATTTTGCCTTAAAAATGTTGGGTCCCCCGCCTGATTTCTTTTAAATACTTTTTGATTTACAACACCATTAGGTTCATATAATGTTACAGTTAAATACTGTTTAGCAAAACCCCAGTCATTATACATATTATAAGCTTCCGCTGCTTCTATAGAATTATTATAAAAAATTATTGTTCTGACTGGATCTTCTCCATCTCTAGATATTGTTAGCATATACGCATTAGCTTTTTTACTTTTAACGTTTTCTAAATATTCATTAACAATATCTGAATGTTGCGGTTTTAATTGTCCACTCATTTTAAGTCCAACTCATCCTAAATTTTTCCCTGAATTCCAAATACGGTACTGTGTTTGGGTCTACCCACCAGTCTTCATGCCAATCTCTAACAACAAGCTTGTATCCTAATGAAGAAAGAATTTCTCTCTGAGCCTCTCTCATTCCTTTGTTGTTGTACACAATTTGTGCATCATGCTCAAATGTGATTATAGAGTATCTATATTTATTTAATGGCACAGATATCAATCCATGTAAAGTTAGATAAGGGTCTCCCAATGCGTCTCCTTTTTCTGTATACCCAGCATCAATATCAACAGATAAGTAATCTATTTGTTTTGGGAAATTATTTTCTTCAAAATAAGATAAGTAATTAAAATCTAATGCATCTCCTAGACATGGGTTTTTTCTATTGTCATTAAACTCTTTTCTTCTTTCTTCGTCTATTTCTAAAGAAAGTCCTTTCCAATTATAATCAGTTTCTAAATAATATGTATTACTAATTATCTTAGAATGATGTGCGCCAACTTCAACATAATACCCTTCTTTTTTATATTTTAATAAATCTAAAACAAATTGTTCTTGTGCGCTATTTCCTCTATAACTCATCTATATCTCCAAATATTTCTTTATTTAAAGAAATCTTTTTTACTCTAGACTCTTTTACAAAAAATGTAGAAGAGTATCTTACTGAATTACTTTTAACTGGAAGTGTTCCATGAAGCTT